TGAAGTGGATCGATATAAAGATCAAAGATCTTAAAGTTAAGATCGCTGAGCAATCTGTAGAGGATGCTAAAAAAGGTCTTTTCGATATAGCTAGTTAAAAAAGACTAGCATTTTTATTTTTTTCATTATATATCCTAGGGCATCTATGTCTCAAAAAAAAGTTAAAGGTGTTAAAATGTTTTTATCTGTCAAAGAAGTAAAAATTCTTGAAAAATTACTTGCATCTAAAGCTATGATGTTAGGTAGTTTCAGTAAATTAAAAAAGAGTGAAAGAGATTTGTGGCATACTTTTGATGACATATGTCAGGATTTAAAAATTAATAACTATAAATTTGAAAAGAAAATAGATAAGTCTTTACACTAATGGCTAAAACAATTGTTATAAATAATTATAAAAAATATTGGATTAGTGACACAGCTCAAGGGCATTTAATTAAAATTTGTCATGGTAAAAATGATCAAGTTATAGAAATAGATTTAAGATGGGAATCTAGAAAAAGAGATAAACAAAATAGAGTTGTAAATGATAATAAATAAGTTTTATGCACCAATAAAAGATAATTTAAATTTTTTAGAAAAACAAATAAACGAGGGTGCGAAAGTATTAGAAATTGGCCCTGGTTATGATCACTTTAGTAAAGCTACTCATTTTTGTGGATGGACAAAAGAAGAAAGTTCTAGATTAAAAAATTATTCTGTAGTTGATGTATCAAGTGAAAAACTTCCTTATCAAGATAATGAATTTGATTTTGTTTATTGTAGACATGTAATTGAAGATCTTTGGAACCCAATTAATTGTCTTAATGAAATTTCAAGAGTTGGAAAAGCAGGGTACATTGAAACTCCATCACCTGTTTGTGAAATGTCGAAAGATGTGGATGCAGGAAAAAATATTCCTTATAGAGGTTATAATCATCACAGATATTTTGTTTGGAATGATAATGGTGTGTTAAATATTCTTCCTAAATTTCCTATAATTGAACACATGAAATTTGATGAAAATCAGTTGCAAAATTTATTGCAACATCCATTTAACTGGTGCACTTTTTATTCTTTCAAAGATAAAATAAATTATAAATTAAATCAAATGGGGCGTGAACAAGATTTTGTAATGTTTAACGATAGTTATATTAATTTAATAAAATCAGGAATGATGAAAGGTTTATTGGAGTCAAAGAAAAGATATGACGTTTGTAATAAATACTAAACCTTAAAAACCTGGGCATCATTGTATTTGTACCAATGAATTCTGCCATTCTTATATTGTCTAACTTTATCTTCACAAGCATCACAAATAAAAATATCTTTCTTTTTTGTTGGAATAAAAGTTACAAACTCACTACAGTGAGGACATTTACCTAATGCAAGATCTTCTATTTGTAATCGTTTAACCATGTAAAATATTTATTAATATCGATATAGACATAATAACTAAAAAAAGAAAAACTAAATTAAACCAATTGTGTCTCATTATGTTGCTTCACCCCAGTTGTCTCCTAATGCTATATCAACTTTACTAGGTACTTTCAATGGCACATCATCTAAACAATGCTCCATTTTATTTTGTATTTCTTTTATATCTTTATCTCCACTAACATTAAAACATAACTCATCATGTATTTGTAGAAGTGGCCGGTGACCGTTGTTGTAACAGTCTATCATCGCTTGTTTAGTCTGATCTGCTGCTGATCCCTGGATAAGTCTATTAAGAGCTTTATACGTCATAGCTCTTTTAATCATACTTCTTTCATATTTAGCTTCAGCTTCTTCTCTAGTCATGGATTTATGTATACCGAAAGTCTTAGGTTCCCAACGATCAAACCTACAGTGTCTGCCTCTAATCGTTACTACACAACCTTTCTTATCTGCTGTGGCCATACATCTATTCGATAACATCTTAACAAAAGGAACCTTAGCATTATATTCATTTAAAATAGCTTTAGCTTCATCAATATTTATACCTAATTCAGCTGCTAATTTACCCTTACCCATACCATAAAACATACCTAAATTGATTGTTTTAGCCTGTGATCTAGGTATATCAGCCATTTCTGCTACAACCTGGTGAAAGTCTGCACTATCGTCATTATAGGCCTTTATTAGCTCATAGGAGCCCTCAAAACCGCCATCTGTAGAAGATGCGTAGTGTACTACCAGTCTAGGCTCTTGTTGGCTATAATCGAAGCTACCCCACTGTTTTCCTTCATCAGGTAAGAATAATGACCTTATTTGCTTACCAAATTCCTTATTTCTAGCAGGTATCTGTTGTAAATTAGGATTACTCATAGATAGTCTGCCGGTGGCCGTCCCTCCTGAGTCTGATTTCAATTGATTAATTTCTGAATGTATTCTGCCTTTATGCGTATATCTTAATATAGAATCAATAAATGTAGAGTGAAACTTATTCATCTCTCTAGTTTCTCTAATCAGTTTAGCTATCGGGTGAGGACAGTTATGTAACCAGTTAGTAGTAAAGGATGGAGCTTTAGTCTTCGCAGTTCTTTCATAAGGAACCTTTAATGCATCAAAAGCTTTAGCGACACTAGCTGCAGCCCATATCTCTACATCAACATTTGTAAGTTTTTTAATCTCTGCAAGTTTTTTATTTTCTTCTTTTACAAAATCTTTTTTAAGTTGATCTGCCTTTTCTAAATCAACTCTAATACCATGTTCTCTCATTTCAATTAAGATAGGAGTTAAAGTAGTTTCTAATTTAAATATGTTGGATAAGTTTTGTTGTTGTATTTCTGTTTTAAATCTATTCCAAAGTTTTAAAGTTAGTTCTGCATCTTGCTCAGCATAAGGACCCACATAACCTGCAGGCAATCTCCACATATCTTGCTTTGCATCTAGTCCCCACTCTTCTGCTTTTTCTTTTAGCTGCGCTTCTGATTTAACTTCACCAAGATAATCAAATGACAATGCATTTAATGAATAACTAAATCTGTCTTCATTAATCAATGCACCAGCAATCATGGTATCGTAAATTGTACCTGTTGGTTTTATTCCTAATGACCTTGTCCAACCAATATCGTATGATGCGTTATGACAAACTTTATCTACACCATTTTCCATTAATTGTTTAAACCATTTGAGTGTAATATTTTTATCCATATTACCTCCAGCTTCATGTCCAATAGGAAAGTATCCTTTAAAACCATCTGCAGCTACTGCAATACCTACAATCTCTCCATCCTTAGTAGCCCATCCAGGCCCTTTAGTTTTAATGTTAGGATCTCTTGTTTCTAAGTCTACGGCTATAATAGATCTATCGGATAGATCTGGGTAACTTTCGGGTTTCTTCCAATCCGATTCGGTCTGATTGAATACTAGTTCTGTTGTCATAGGGTTTTATATTTTTTAGGTTGCAGTAACAGTCACCACAGTAGTACTTTTTATCTTCAATTACAACTGCTAATTTGTGTTTACAAAATTTACAATTACTTTTTTCTTTTGCCATCTTTTAATTTAAGTATTTCTAAATCGCAATAGTGTTTAATCTTTTCAAGATCTTCTATTCCATTTTTACTTAAATATCTACAAACATATTTTATAACATTTCCTTGAAAAAAAGATAAATCATTTTTTGATATAAATTCATACGGTTGTATGTGAAAGTTTTTATAGTGATTGCCGCCTATCTGTTTATCTTGCGGAAATGCTTCGTCAAACATATTTTTACTGCTCATTTACAATTCTCCTGTTGAAATTAGATGCAAGACGCCCCAAAGGAAAAAAATATGTATGGTTAGTAGAGAGTATATGTAGGGATGTCTTAGAACGTGTAATACCAGTATACCACACTCGCGCTTCAGCCATTTTCTCTTTGTTGTTTTTGGTTGAAAAATTAGATGGCCAATTAGCTTTCTCATATATTAGTACGTTGTCTGCCTCCCCACCTTTTACTGAGTGGATTGTGTCAATTATTATTTTTGCTTTTTCGTTAAATTGAATATTTCTTTTTAACATACTTTCAAAATAATCCAAGTCTCTGCCAGTAAATTTTCTATTCAAGACCTTCCACCAATCATTCTCAGTAGTCTCCAAACCACAATTCTTTTTTAAGTAATCTAGATCTAAGGGTTGATTAGGATGTATGTCAGACCAAGCTTTGTTGTCGATCTTTCTCCATCCCTTTTTAATTTGTTCAATAAAATCATATAAAATACCTACCTGTTCTTTAGTTAAAGTCTCACCCTTTTGTAGAGTCAGCCAGTAATTGATGGCATTCCATTTGTTAATATTAAACGATTTATTCCCTCTCATGTCCTGGAAGTATAGACCTTTCTGTCTAGCATATTCCTTAAGCTCATCTACATTGTCTCCAACTCTGCCTAGGACAAACCAAGTTCCTTCTAACGAATCAAAAGGAACCTCATTGAATCTACTATATGTTTTAATAGATCCTTCAGATTTATTTGTTGAGGTGAATTCTTTTTCTTGTCTCTCAGGTATAAATTTTAATATCTCTTTTGAAAAGTTTAATATTGTATCATTTAATCTATATGATTTATTTAATACAAATACTTTGCCTGGAAAATCTAAAAAACTTCTAACTCTAGCACCATTCCATTCATAGATGGCCTGGTCATCATCTCCTGCTAAATAAATTCTTTTTGCTTGTGCTGCTACTTTATCTACAAACTTCCATTGTAAAGGTGTTAAGTCTTGAGCTTCATCAACTATAAATACTTTATAAGATTGTGGATCTACTTCTTCTACATACTTCTCCACCATGTCAGTAAAATCCATCTTATTATTTTTTTTAAATTTAATATAATTTCTAACTATATCTGTAAATTGTTGTAATCTTACTTTCTTAATAGGTTCTGCTTTATATAAACTAATTGGATCTTCTAACATATTTCTAGCTTTGTCATAAACTCTTAATGACCAGTTGTTAAATACTTTTTGATTGGCATCATCCTCACTAAAGTTCGCATTTATAGTTCCCCAATCTGTGTGAAACTTCAACATATCTATTCTTGGATCTAATACAGGAATTGATGAAAGTTCTTTTTTACAAAATGAATGTATAGTTCTAAAGTTATTAAAATCATCTTCATCATATTGTTTAAATTTTTTTAAAACTCTATCTACTGCTTCATCAATAGCTTTATTTGTAAATGAAACATAAACCATTTCAAATGGTTGCACACCTAATCTTAAATGTTTTTCAACTATCTTAATCAATCTAGTAGTCTTCCCGGTACCAGGAGGACCAAAGATCTTAAAAGTTTTGTTGCGTATCTGGGTCAAATGGCGAT